GCATTCTTCTTTCCGATTTCTTTGCACAATATATATTTCGCGTCTTTGCTAATAGCCCAATTAATAAGAACACTACGCTCTTGTTCAGTCCAAGAGTTTAATCTACAATGGAAATTTCTATCTTTAAATTTCTTCATTACTACTTGGGTTGAGTCTTGCCCCAACCCAAGTGGTCCAAGTGGTCCAGGTGGTCCAAGTGGTCCAATACCGGAGCTCTGCATCATTCAAGTCTTTTAGAATAATGAATCTAAAATAATACTGGGATGCCTAAAAAATTTTTTGTGCACACAGTGTTACAAGGATAATATCCACATGCCCTACAAACGAAAATATGGGAAACGTCGTAAGACATTTAAACGTCGCCCTCGCCGCACTAATAAACGTCGTCGATTCAGTGTGCGTAAGCAGACTATTCTCGAGGGATTCCCCAAACAAAAACTCGTCAAGTTACGCTACGTCGAACAAGTCTCTCTCGACCCAGGACTCGGTAGCTACGCCGTTAGTGAATGGCGGGCTAACTCAGTCTTCGACCCAAACTTATCAGGGGTCGGTCATCAGCCAATGGGGTTCGACCAATGGAGTCAAATCTACGAACGCTACGTTGTCTGTGGATCAAAGATCAACGTTCAATTCGCCCCAATTACAGTTGGAAGCGTAGCGCCCGGTTTCTATGGTATATCAATGTATGGTACTGCGGGACAGTTGGTCGCAACTTATCCCGGTAACCTCGACTCAGTAATGGAGAGTAAACTCTCTGGCAAAGTCCATACTATGGCTGGCAATTTCAACTCAGCAGCTACGCCTACACAACTTTCAAGAAACTTTTCAGCGAAGAAGTTCTTCGGTAAGTCAAATGTTACAGACGATACAGATATCGGTGCAACTATCTCTGCTAATCCAACTAACCAAGCCTATTTTGGCGTCTGGTATGGAACATCCGGAGGTAATGACCCTGGTATTGCAAACTTCAAAGTAATGATCGACTATATCGTGCTCTTTCACGAGCCGTTCTTGCTGACCGCATCTTAATGTCTTGGACTGTACTTAATAAAAAAATTAAGAATACTACGATAAATATATAAAGGGGCGCGGCCACGCGCCGCCGCTACCTACTACTATCACTCTCTACTACAATACATGCCTGCCCGGGGGCGAGCTAAGTGATTTAATGAAATACATCAAACATTCTCGTTTGTCCATTAGGATAATCAGTGATTTCTACAACATTCCATCGATCCCTGGACATTTTGTCCGTATGAGGTCTCTCGTTGGCAAAGATAATAATATGCGGGGTTCTAATGAACAGTTGCATAGATTCAAATTTCCCCGCTAAAAACATACCGTTTTTCAAACGTTCAATCATACCATAATTGACGTGTTCTAATGACGTCCTCGGCAAATCAAGTACTATGACGTACTCTTTGTCCATCGGGTCTTTGACCATTCTCTGCTTCAGCACATAAAACACATCGGCCATTTTGCCGTCACCGACTATTGCGTCATATTTTAACACTAAATATTTACACAACGTGGATTTTCCACAGTTTCCATCAGGTTCCCAGTACCAATTGATCTTTCGATCTTCTGGAACCGCATTTACAATATCAAATATACCCTTCTGCCACGGCATCCATTTAATGTCTTCTAAAGGAGACAATAAGATCGGTTTAAGCTCTGCTTGCTTAGCAACGAGCGTCTCACTGTCAACCGTCTTCTGATCTCTATAACCGCCATGAGTCTTATAATCCGAAGGTGTTATATTACTAACAAAATCTCCATCCTTAGAGCAATAGACATAGTTCTGCTCGACTGAACCCTTCGCCTTGAAAACCATCCATCGATGATTAGACTGATTCTCTATCAGCTTTTTGATCGATTCACTACTAACCTTATTCTTTAGAAAGAACGCAAAGTGCAAGTGAGGCATAGCATTCTTCTTTCCGATTTCTTTGCACAATATATATTTCGCGTCTTTGCTAATAGCCCAATTAATAAGAACACTACGCTCTTGTTCAGTCCAAGAGTTTAATCTACAATGGAAATTTCTATCT